AAGGTCGCAAGCGTGATTCAACGCAAAAGCGGACGCCAGAAGAAGAACATAAGCGCTATATCGTCCGCAAGTATGGCTCAGAAGATAATTATCAGAAATGGCTTGCTGAACAAGAGACTTTAAAGCAAGAGTTAAGGAAAAAGCGCGAGCAAGAGCGGCTGGAAAGAAAAAAAGCCTATGAAAATCAGCTTGAAGTATGGCGCATTGCAAGGGAAGCCCGAAAGGAAGCAAATTATAGAAAAGATATATGCATAGTCTGTGGGAAAGAATACGAAACTTATAATCCCGCTCAAAAGACATGCAGTAAAGAGTGCGGCAAGAAATTAGCGCACGCTCATAAGCACAAACGAATACCGAAAAGTCAGTTAGTTGACAAAGACATTACGCTGGAAGCCTTATACCGACGGGATTCTGGCGTTTGTTATTTATGCGGGGAAAAATGTGATTGGAATGATAAAACCGACAAGTCAGTCGGTCCCGCATATCCATCAATAGACCATATGATGCCTATCTCGAGGGGCGGTCTTCATTCATGGGCAAATGTCAAGCTAGCGCATTTTGAATGTAATTGGAAGAAGTCGGACGATTTACCCCCGTCGCTATCTTCCACGGGGTAAATAAATTATGTCGGAATACAAAGGAATTGAATTTCTGCGCAACAAACTCGCCCAGAAGCGCGGAAGAATAGATTTGCGATATAGATTCTACGAGATGAAACATTTCGCAAAGGACATGGAAATCAGCACTCCGCCCAAACTCAGAGGATGGATGTCATCTTTTGGATGGTGCGGAAAAGCTGTTGATAGCCTGGCTGATCGGCTTGTGCTTCGTGGCTTTGAGAATGATACATACGGAATGTCTGACATCTATTTGATGAACAATCTGGATGTGCTGGCTGATTCTGCTGTACTCGGAGCGCTGATCTGTGCATGCAGTTTTATTTATATATCGCAGGATGATTCCGGCTTTCCTCAAATGCGGGCTATCGATGGGCGCGACGCCACTGGAATTATAGACCCTATAACCAACATGCTTACTGAAGGCTATGCGGTGTTGGAATCTGATAAGATGACAGGGCGCCCGAAAACAGAAGTGTATCTTCTTCCGTATGAGTCAAGGCTGTATGAGGATGGAAAGCATGTTTCTACGTTCAGACATCCTGCTCCGTATCCTCTGCTTGTCCCGGTGATCTATCGCCCTGATGCCAAGAGGCCTTTTGGACATTCGCGTATTTCTCGCGCATGTATGGATTATCAAAACAGCGCGGCAAGAACGGTCAAGCGCTCCGAGATTGCTGCAGAGTTTTACAGCTATCCGCAGAAATATGTCCTTGGCATGGATTCCGATGCGGAACGCATGGATAAATGGCAGGCTACGATGTCGGCGATGCTTCGGATCGATAAGGATGACGACGGCGACAAGCCTGTAGTTGGTCAGTTTCAGCAGCAATCTATGGCGCCGCATATCGAACAGCTTCGTATGTTTGCGGGATTGTTTGCCGGTGAAACGGGGCTCACACTTGATGATCTTGGCTTCCCTTCTGCGAATCCTTCAAGCAGTGAAGCGATTAAGGCATCGCATGAAACTCTGAGACTGACGGCGCGGAAGGCGCAGCGCACGCTGGGAACCGGATTCATTAATGCGGGTTATCTTGCCGCATGCTTGCGCGATGGCATGGACTATAAACGCAATCAGATAGCACGAACAAAGGTATCATGGGAGCCTATCTTTGAACCCGACATCAGTGCTATTGGCGCGGTCGGTGACGCTGTTGGCAAGATTCAGATGGCATTCCCCGATTACTTTACCGAAGACAAACTAAGGGATTTGACAGGTATCTGATATGGCAGACGTTAATCAGATTTTGAGAGTATACGGAAAACATCTGCAAAAGAACGTGCGGCTCAAGGCTCTTGCAGAGAAGGCTTGGAGCTATGAAGATGCGCACAAGTTTGCCGATGAAGCAGCAAGCTTGCTCTGCGATGTGCTGAAGATGTACATGGACCCTGCTACGGTCACTTATGACGATGCTGTGCGGATTTTTGAGGCGGCTATGCAGAAGAACTATTCTGAGGTCACAAAGGTCTGTGCAAAGGTACAGCGTGACATGTATCGGAAGGCGGGAGTCGGGCTTAACGCTCTTACTCCTGAGTTCAATGCTGAAAAAGCGCGGGGGATTGCACAGGTAATCACAGATGCCGAAGAAGTCACTGATGATTATATGCGGAATCTGGTAAAGAATAATGCTCTCGGAGTGGTGGACGATATGATCCGCATCAACTCTGAAGCCAGTGAAAATGTCGGGCTATACGTGCACATTGTCCGCAGATATGATGACGTCGGTTTGCATAACGGCAAGGACGTCTGCCAGTGGTGCATGGAACGTGAGGGCGAATGGGATAATTATCAGGAAGCATTTTCGGCTGGTGCATTCGAGCGTCATCCAGGCTGTGGATGTATGATTGATTACCACGTTGGAAAGACACATACATGGTCCAACACGAAAGGAGCATGGAATGATGTATAAACGATATAGATCACGCAACAAAGACCCCGCAGAGCATCAGGAGGAATGAAACATGGACAGAGTTGGGAGGCAATCCCCAACGGTGTCCGTAGTTCTGCCTTATAAAGACACGAAAGGCGCTGAAGCCATTAAGTTGTATAACAAGTCCGAAAAGGACGCGCTTCCGTGGCAGGAGGCTCTCACCTACGACATCATGGCCGTGGACGACGACGGCCTGTGGATCCATCAGAAATTCGGGTACAGTGTACCGCGACGCAATGGCAAGTCGGAGATGGCCCTTGCGAGATGTATCTGGGGGCTGAAAAATAGCGAGCGAATCCTTTATACAGCGCATCGTGCGAGCACCGCGCACTCGATATGGGAGCGCCTGAGCCGATTATGCGCGAAATGCGATATCACGATTGTGTCGTCGTTCCGGGCATTCGGCAAAGAGCACCTGTATACAGATGACAGCGTGATAGAGTTCCGCACCAGGACGTCCACAGGCGGCCTTGGTGAAGGCTATGACACGTTAATCATCGATGAGGCACAGGAATACACACCCGAACAGGAAACGGCGCTCAAATACGTCGTTACGGACTCTGCGAACCCGCAGACGATCATGTTCGGGACTCCGCCGACTGCGATCAGCGCGGGCACAGTCTTCCCAAACTTCCGGAAGACGGTCCTGCAAAAGGATTCATATGCATCCGGCTGGGCTGAATGGTCAGTGCCGGAGATGTCTGACGCTAATGATATAGACCTGTGGTATGAAACCAACCCATCACTCGGTACAGTTCTCAAAGAGCGCACAATCCGCTCGGAGATAGGCGACGACAAAACGGACTTCAACATCCAGCGACTCGGCTTATGGATTAAATACAATCAGCGGTCAGCGATCAGCCGGAACGAATGGGAAGCACTCGAACTTCCCAAACTTCCGAAACTAACGGGCCAGTTGTTTGTTGGAATCAAGTTCGGAATCGACGGCGAAAATGCCGTGCTTGCTGTTGCGGTTAAGCCTGCCGACGGGAAAATCTTTTCGGAAGTCGTCGGGTGCAAACCGATTCGAAGTGGCGTGCGCTGGATCGTTGATTTCCTTGCCAGAGCTGACTACCGCAAGGCAGTAGTGGATGGCAAGAACGGCGTTGATGTGCTGATGGACGCGCTGAAAAATGAGCGAATAAAGCATGTTGAGACTGCTACCGTTTCGCAGATTATAAAGGCTAACTCAGTCTTTGATATGGCTATGGAAAACGGCACATTCCAACACATGAAGCAGTCAGCAGTTACTCAAGTCGTCACCAATTGCGAACGGCGGAAAATCGGGTCTAACGGCGGACTCGGCTATAAGTCGATGAAGGACGGCGCTGACATCGCACTGCTCGACAGCATGATCCTGGCAACGTGGATATGTTCAGAGACCAAGGCAGAAAAGACCAAACAACATATCAGTTATTAAGGCATCGCTTCGGCGGTGCTTTTTTAATACTCATTTTACGGATACCACCGGTTAAAGGGAAAGGAAACAAAAAATGGCCGAATTCAAAGTTATTGAGACGCAGGAACAATTAGATTCAATTATCACGGCACGGCTTGAGAGAGATCGTAAGTCATACGCCAAGCAGTTTGAAGCTGATTACAAAGAAAAAGGCTGGAAGAGCCCGGAAGAGATCGAGGCACTTACCAAAGACCTTAATGAACAGATCAGCAAATTGCAGACAGCAGCAGCCGACAAAGAAAAGATCATCGCTGACAAAGATGCGGAGATCGCCAAGGGCGAAAAATACAGGAACGACCTGGCTAAAACGAGAATCGTCATTGGAATGGGGCTGCCAATGGAAGAAGCCGAGCGTCTTATCGGCACAAACGAAACAGAGTGGAAAGAAGATGCCAAGAAGGTTGTCGAACGATATCAGGGTTGGGCTAAAGCACAGAATAAGCCTACTCCGATCGGGAGTCCCGAAGGCACAAGCAACAGCACAACACGTGACCAGTTCGCAAGCTGGGCAGCGTCAGCTTTTAATAACTAATTTAAGGAGGACACATCATGTCTGGAATTTCTACAAACAGAACTAATATCACACTTCCCACTGATATCTCTGCAGAGATCATGCAGAAAACACAGGAACAGTCCGCAGTTATGAGCCTTGCGAGACAGATCCAGCTTCCCGGCCGTGGCCTTACCATCCCGGTGATCACTTCTGATCCCGAGGCGGCATGGGTCGACGAGACCGCTGCTAAGCCCGTCAGTAATCCCGGACTTTTCACAAAGATTATGCAGGCTTACAAACTGGCCGTTATCGTTCCGTTCTCTGATGAGTTCGCAAGGGACATGGGCGCTCTGTACGATGCCCTCATCGCACGTCTCCCGTTGGCTCTCGCCGCTAAGTTTGATGCGACTGTATTCCACGGCACTGCCCCCGGATCCAATTTCGACACATTCGCATCTGTTACTGCTCAGAGCATTTCCGGCACCGGCAACAGCGTGTATAAGGCACTGGTTGCTGCTGATACTGCGATCGCAAGCGCAGGCGGCATCCTGAACGGTTTCGCGCTGTCTCCTCAGGCAAAGGGCGAACTGCTTGGTGCGGTAGATTCTACCGGCAGACCTTTGTTTGTCAACAGTGTCGCGGATGGTGTTGTTCCGAGACTGATCGGAGCCCCTGCACATTATGCAAAGGCTGCTTACAAAGATGGCACTTCCGGTTCCGGCGCTACTCCTGATGTTATCGGCTTCGCAGGTGACTGGACACAGGCCCTTTATGGCACTGTCGAAGGCATCAAGATCGACATGAGCAATCAGGCTTCTCTGCCGATCGGCGCAAGCAATGCAATGATCTCCCTGTGGCAGAATAACATGTTCGCTGTTCGTGCTGAGATCGAAGTCGGTTTCCGCGCCGATACAAGCGTGTTCCAGAAGATCACCAGAACACACGCATAAGGAGCGCTTAAATGGGCGCGGCTTTTGTAACGCTTGCCGAGCTCGAGGTATTTACGGGCGCACGTTATGAGGATGATGATTTGATGCGGGCGGAGGCAATACTTCCGCTCGTATCTGATCTTATTCGTGTTGAGGGGCGCAAATGCGGAATTGATGTCGATGAGAGAATCGGAGCGGATTCGGCTTATGAATCTGTGGTAAAGATGATCACATGCGACGTTGTTGGCCGCGCGTTGCGTCAATCAAAGACAGGTGACCCGTTGAGCCAGGAGTCGCAGAGCGGATTAGGCTATTCATGGTCCGGCACATATGCGATACCGGGCGGCGGGGTTGCAATGTCGCTCATGAATAACGAGCGCAAAATGCTCGGTTTTAAGCGTCAGAGATATGGAGTTATGGAAATATGGGACGGCTCACAGGACGAAGCATAATTTTATATGACAAGGTCAAGGTGGGAGTCGATGACTTTAACCGTCCGATCTATACGGAGACGCCCGTGACTGTCGAGAACGTCCTGATCGGCTCGCCTACGCCGCAGGAAATCGGTGATACGCTGAACCTTACCGGAAAGCGTGCGGCATACACTCTGGGGATCCCTAAAGGCGATACCCATGTATGGACGGACAGGCGCGTCGAGCTTCCGGCTGATTTCCCTGCAGGAAAATACCGCACGTTCGGTTATCCCGCTATCGGACAGGAAGAACTGGTGCCGCTGCAGTGGGGCAAGAATGTGATGGTGGAAAAATATGAGTGACTTCAAATTCACGCTCAACCGTGACGGTGTACGCGAACTGATGCAGTCAC